CACCTCTGGTAACACGACTACCGTAACAATCCCTGGAACTTTTGCTACACCTGAGAACTGGGACACGACTAATTGGAAAGTTGAAATTTATCGAACCACATCAGCTGGAGAAGTTTACTACAAAGTAGGCCAGGTTAATTTCGGAGTTACAACTTTTGTTGACAACGTAGATGACACTACTTTAGCTTCAAACGAGCAGCTCTATGTCACAGGTGGAGCAGCTTCAAATACAACTCCCCCAAAAGCAAAATTTGTTCATTGTGTAAATGACTATGGGTATTGGGCTCACATTAAGGATGGAAGTGAGATTTTATCTACGGAAGTTAGACAGTCTAAAGCTGGAGATCCAGACTCGGTTCCAGCAGCGTTCTCGGCGTTTACCGAGCAGCCGATCAGAGGACTCTCTTCTATCTATGATCGTCCTATTGTTTTATGTGATCGCTATATTTATCGCATCGACAATTTCTACGGGGACGACGGTTCTGGGGGAATGTTGCTTCGTCGAATTGACGACAAAGCAGGATGCGTCTCTCAGCAATCTATCGTTCAAACCCACCTCGGAATTTTCTGGGCTGGAGAACAAGGTTTCTATTGGTCAGATGGATTTCGAGTAGTAAGTGTTTCCGATCATTTAAACGAAACTTACAAATCTCTTGTCTCCACTGAAACCAGACAAAAAAGAATCTGCGGTACGTTTGATCCATCAAATCAGCGAGTCTTCTGGACTGTCTCTGTTAACGACGGTTTCCAGGAGCCTGATGTTGTATTTGTCATGGATCTTAGATACCCATTTATGCCTTCTGAGACAAAGCGTGGAGCAACATTCACAACAATGTTCGGAGGCGACGCTTTTAGACCTACTCAAGTTCTTCGAGTTGGAAACTACGTTTATCGTGGGGACACTCGCGGGTATATTTTCAAGCATGGTGTTGAGTATTTCACCGATCCAAAAGTTGTAGTTGGAGTGGCTGCGAATCTTTGGGACACACAGGCTGTAGAGCATCTTTATGAGTCTTGCCTTCTTGATTTTGGGAGTAAGTTTTATCGTAAGTGGGTTCCACGAATCCTAATCTCAGCTGACAACACAACAAATCTTTCGCTCGCAATCAGGTCTTCAAACGACAACAACCGTGTGAAGGGTGAGCTTAAGCCGATCAGATACAAGAATAATATCAACTGGGGCGACTCACTTCCACTCTGGGGAGATCCTTCTGCCCTTTGGAACGCACAGGGTTTGATTGAAGAGTGGAGAAGATTTCCTGCGGGCGGTCTTCGTTGTAATTACAAACAAGTAATTTTTGAGAACGCAAAAGTAAACATCGTTGATTCAAGTTTACTGGGACTTGCTACTGTAAACCCAGTCACAAACACCGCTACTTTAGGAGGAAGTTTTCAGTGGCTACCGAACATCACGGATTACTTCATTAGTTTTGAGCATGACAACTATACCAGAGAATTTAAAATCACTGGTAGAACGCCTACGACTTTAACTTACGAAGATACCTCTAATGTCGATCCCGCCGTCTCTGGAAACTATAAATGGATAATCAAAGGTAAGCCAAAAGGAGAAGTTTTACTTCTCAACGGATATGTAATTCACTGGGCTTACATTTCAAAATCTCACACTCCATTTAGCGGCTCGTCATTGGGAGGTAATCCCTCGTGAGTAAAACGATAAAGCGGTTAGACCTTTTATTCAGAGAAGTTCAAGACTCCGTAGCACAGGAGAACTTCTACAGAATTAAGGCCTACATGGACAACTTAGCAAGCACTGGTCTTGTGCTTAGAGATAACTTTGAAGATTTCACTGATCTCACCACTTTTACGACAACTGCAAATACTAACCAAGTAGCCGCGACGTTTACTTCCACTTCAAAGCAAGCTGGGAAATACCGAGTAGCTATTCAGTGGGACTGGTCTTATGACTCAGATAACAACGACGCAATTTTTTCTATTTGGGTAGACGGTGTTCAAGTTTCCCAAGAATTTAGATACGAGCTATCTGAAACCGTATCTCAGTTATTAAATAATCATTGGTTCTATTACCCAACTTTTGCGTCAATTCAAACCCACACAATCGAGTTAAGATGTAGAGCTGAAACGGCGGGATCAACTGTTACCGTTACCCAGGTTCGCGCTGAGATGTGGAGGGTTTCATAATGTTTAATATTTTTACTTTCACCAAAGACGTTACAAACATGACAAAGCTCGATAGGGAACTTCGAGCTAATGCTTCCTTTGGAAGTTTATATGCTGACCTAACTCCGTTTGTTACTGAGACAAGACTTACATCATGGAAAGATAAAATTCTCGCCAAACTTGCTTGAGGTGCAACATGAAAAAATTGAGAATAGGTTTTTCAAAGCCGAAAGATAAATTGTTACCTGTATTCTCTTGGGCAATTCGTCTTTACGAAGGAACTCCGTATTCCCATGTCTACATACGATGGCAAACCAAGTGGAACACCTGGCTTTGTTACCATGCTGCCAGTCTCATGATTCATTTTTTAGGTGAATCGAGCTTTGCTCGTCACCTCACAATCGTTGAGGAGTTTGAGTTTGAAGTATCTGAAGAGAAGTTTGATAAACTGATGGCTTTTTGTACGAAATATGTAGGGGAAGAATACGCTTTAAAGGATGTTTTGATGATCCCGCTTAACGACCTCGGGGTGAAATATGCTACAGACGGGGCTAACAAGCAATATTGCGCCGAGCTAGTAATGAGGGCTTTGGGCGAGATGGATGGTAAAGAATTGACGCAAAACGTAGATCGAGTGAAACTTAAGTACGTCTACAATTTTGTCAAAGAAAAATATAAAAATGGGGCGAAAGTATGAAGTATTGGGCGTGGAGTGAGATCCGATCAAAAATCGAACAAGAATGTGATCTCGAAGATGAAGATTTCGTAAGACGTGATGAGCTGCTTGCTTATTGTAACGAAGCGATTGATGAAGCTGAAGCCGAGATTCACGCGCTTTATGAAGACTACTTTCTTAAAAAAGTAGATATCGCAGTCGCAAGTGGCAACGAATTTTTTGCAATCCCTACCTATATGCCAGACATCTTCGGAGATAAAATCAGAAGAGTTATTTTCAGACAAGGCGACGGGGCAACTGTTTACACGGTGACTCGTTTGAAAGACTGGAAGAAGTTCGAGCAGAAGGCTGTTTCAGACACGCAGGTTACAACTGATCTGTACCAATACTTTCTTGTCAACTCAACACCTGGAAATCCTGAGATCATGCTTGTACCAAAATCAAGGGAGTCAGGCACTCTTACAGTTTGGTATTTACGAAATGCAAATAGGCTCGCAGCTGATACGGATATTTGCGATATTCCAGAATTTATCAATTTTATTTTCTCTCATATGAAGATGAAAGTTTACGGGAAGGAAGGCCATCCTGGATACCCAGAAGCTTTAGAAAGACTTGAAACTGAGAGAAACCGAATGACCGCAGTTTTAGCAAGTAGAGTTCCCGACGCCGAGAATGAGATCGAGCTTGATACTTCGGCGTATGAGGACATGAACTAATGGCAAATATAAATTTGAAGGAGTTTAACGGTATGAGTAGCAGATACACGCCCACACAAAGAGATTTCAACAGCCCATTTAATCCAAAATGGTCAACACAACCTGTTCCAATGGACGCTCAAGGAAGGCCCCTTGCTCCTGAGTTTCAAACGGTCGGAAACAAAGACACAGGTCTTCTTAGAGACGAATACAACCTTCAAAATAATCTCAACACCCAAGTTCTCGATCAAGCAAGGCAGGAAGCTCTTCGAGATCCAGGCACCATGTCTCGTTGGGGGCAATTGGCTTTGACACAAGCTCAGAATCAAAACGCAGCTCAGAACGCAGGCCAACTTCAACAAGCTCAGAACCAGCTTGCAATGCAGGGTGGGCTAAGATCAGGAGCGCGTGAGAGGCTCGCTGCTCAAGGTATGCAGCAACAACTTCGAGGAAACCAATCGGCTCTTGGAAACATCCAAATGCAGGATGAACAAAACCGACAAAAATGGATGCAAATGGTTCCTGGAATGGATCTTCAGGCTGCTCAGTACGGATCAACTCTTCAGGATAAAAACATTTCTCGTGCTCTTACTGAAATCAATGCAGGCCGAGCAATGCAACAACAACAATACAACGAAGCAATGCGAGCTTGGGGTGCGGATAAAACCGCAAACGCAATGCAAAGAGCTGCGGATCAGGCAGAAAACAGCAGTGGATTATTTGGACATGGTGGGTTTTTAGGAACAGGAGCTAAATGCTTCCTCACAACCGCATGTGTGGATGCAATGGGTATGCCTGATGATTGCTGGGTACTTGAAACTGCAAGAAAATTCAGAGATACCTTTATGGCGGAAACTACAGCAAAGGCTCTTGAGATTAAAGAATATTATGAGATTGCTCCAGCTGTGGTTGAGGCAATAAATAAACGCCAAGACGCCGAGAAAATCTGGAAAAGATTTTTCTGGGGTGACATCATTCCATTTGTTACCGAGATTCAAGGGGGCAACCTTGAAGTCGCTCACGAACTTTACAAAAAACTTATCAAGAAAGCTAAAGAACTTTCAGGGGGGATAGCATAATGGATCCAATTACAATAGGTCTCTTGGTGGGCAGCGGAATGGGCCTACTCCAAGGCCAAAAAAATGAAAAGAAAATGGCTCAAGATGCGCGATTAAAAGCCGAACTTGCTAGATATTCCCCTTGGTCTGATTTAGCTACAAATATTTCGGCGCAGGGGCCTATTAACCTACCAGATAGCGAAGCAAGTTTATTTAAGGGGGCTGCGATGGGTGCAAGCATGGGTAATCTTTTTGGCGGCGCGACAGCTGCGGCACCTACGGCTTCTTCGACAGCGCTTAGTGCTGGTACACCAGGCGCACTTGGCGCGGCTAGCGGCGCTAATCCGACTATATACGGATCAAATTTACAGTATGCAAATATGCTGGGCGGGGTAGATGCGGCAAGAAATTTGGGGACTACTCAAAGTGGGCTTCAGTTCTCACCTTACACTATGTTGGCTTTAAGTCCGTCATACCCTCGATAGGAGATAAATAAAATGGATAACTTTAACCTTATACCACTTATGTATGGCGAGGAGCCTAATCCTTTTACTCCTTCTGGAATAATTTCTGCGGCTAATCTTCCTGTGTCTGGAATAACAATCCAGCAGCAGAAAAAATCACCAATACCAGATGACTTGTACAAAAAGCTAACCGAGAGGCAACTTCAAAGCTTTAAGGATCAGGCGGCTGGGGTAAAAGAATTTGAAGGCTCTATTCAAGACCCGAAAAATATAGACCCAGTGCTAGCAGTGGCGTCTGGATTAAGTGATTTTTTCGCTGGGACAAATTACATGCAAGGTCTTCAAAGCCAAAAATCTGCACAAGAAAAACAGGTCCGCGAAGATAAATTTAAGCTACAGCAAATGAAGCAAAATCTCACAGATAAGGAAATTGATATGCTAAAAAATCAATTTCAATACCAGCAAGAGTCCGATCAATTAAAAGCGCAAATGGGGCTAGCTCGTGAGAAAATCGCAGCGGAAAGAGAAAAGTCTGGTAAAACTCCAGAGCTTAAAGACTGGCAAGTACAAAGTGCTACTTACGGGCGTCGTCTTGCTCAAGCTGAGAATGTATTTAGCGATCTTGAAAATCAAGGATACGACCGAGGAACTTTTGGAGAAGGTGCAAAAGATCTTCTTAGTGCAGTTCCAGGAGTGGGGCACTTGACCTCAGAGAATTTAAAAAGGCAACAACAAGCTGAGAGAAACTTTATCACGGCAACACTTCGTAAGGAGTCTGGAGCCGCAATCTCGGCATCCGAATTTAAAAACGCAGAACGACAATATTTCCCTCGTGCTGGAGATTCACCTGAAGTCCTTGCGCAGAAACGTGCAAACAGACAACAAGTTATCGAAGGTATGAAACTTGGGGCAGGACCAGCTTGGTCTCAACTTCCACAAGTCGCAAGTGAAGTTGGCGCAGGGGCAATGATGGGCTCTAAAAAAGCCGCGCCCGCTGTGGGTTCTGTGGTTAACGGGTACAAATTTAAAGGTGGAAACCCCGCCGATAAAAACTCATGGGAGAAACAGTAATGAACCCTTGGGAACAATATCAAGATCAAACACAGGAGCAAGGTCCCTGGAACTCTTATGGTGAGGGAAATGTTGCAATGCCTGAAAAGGTAATCAACGAAATGCACCCTGATATTCCTTTCACCGTGCGGGCTGTTTATAAAAACTTTGGGGCTGATCCAGAGGCTTCGTTTAATTATCTACAAAAAAAGCTGCCAAATTTGCAGCTCAAAAAAGATAAAGAAGGTGAAGTTCTTGCAAAACGTCCCGAAGAAACTGAGTGGAAAAGATTAGATCCAAAAGGATTTGATCTTCAAGACATCTCAGACATTGGATATGACGTACCCGCAGCCGTAGCACAAGGGGCGGCTACTGCCGCAGTGGGACTGGCTGGAGGAGCCGCAGGCGGTGGAGTGGGAGCAATCCCAGCTGCCATGTTCACAAGTGGAGTCACAGGCGCAGGACTTGAAGGCTTACGCCAAGGTATCGGTTCTATGATGGGGATTGAAGACAACGCTTCAAAAGAGCAGGCAATACTCGCAGGGGCAGCTGGAACAGTAAGCCCGTTATTATTTGGAACAGGGGCAGGGGCAAAAGAAGCTGGAAAATACATTGCAAAAAAAGGTCTTGAGACCACTTCAAAAGATCTTCT